TCAACGACCAACTCCTGGTGATGGACCGCAAGACCAGCACCACGACGTTGAGTGCGTACTACTTCCAGAACTATGAACCAAACGTGCAAATGACTCTCTACACGCTGGCTGGTAAGATCATCCTGAATGCACCTATTCGCGGTGTGATCATTGATGCCGCGCAGGTACTACTCGAAAAGCCACATGCCTTCGCTCGCGGCTTCACGTTCCGTACAGAGGACCAGCTTGAAGAATGGCTGGAAGACCTGCGACACACTCTAGCCTACGCCGAGAAGTGCGCTACAGACAACTACTTTCCGATGAACGACACAGCGTGTGGCAACTACGGTGGTTGCCGTTTTAGGGGTATATGCTCTAAGTCCCCGGCAGTTCGCGACAGGTTCCTTGCTGCTGACTTCACTAAGCTAGACCCCCAAGACCGCTGGAACCCCCTCAAGAGCAGGTGACCAAGATGAAGCCTGATATTGAATTAGTTCGTAAATGGTTTGCCTATGATCCCGAGACTGGTGTACTGTCCAGAAAGCTTACACGCCGTAGCAACGGTTCGTTGTGGCTGAACCCAGATGCTCACCGCGTTCTATTCATGGGCACGCAATATCAGGTGACACATATTATCTGGGTCATCTATCATGGCAAGTGGCCGGACAACTTTATAGACCATATAAACCATGACCGCAAGGATCGTAGGATTGTAAACCTACGTGAGGCCGATTACAATCAGAACTGCTGGAACAGACTGGAACGTAATATGAACGGTAAAGGCGTATACCACGGCGGAGACAGTACATTGCGTCCTTGGAAGGCTCAGATTCAAGTCAACAATAAGTACGTCTATCTAGGCCGATACGAGACCAAAGAAGAAGCTCACCAAGCCTATCGCGAAGCGGCTCTCAAATACCACGGAGAATTCGCATGTCTGGACTGACAGAAGTAATAGTCATCCATAGCGAAATAGACTGCGTCGGCACCAACATCATGACCGATGGCTCCGAAGAACGCTTCTTCACCGTCGAAGGCCTCGGCGCCCGCATCTTCGACAACTCCCACACCTTCCACATGTTCGACAAAGTCCGCATTGCCATCACCAAGGAGCCCAAGCCCGATGCCCAGCCTCAGCCAGCACCATAGCAACAACCTCGTTAAGCTCCTAGCCATCGGTGACTCCAAAGCAGGCAAGACAACCAGCCTTGTCTCCCTTGTAGCCATGGGGCTTAAGCTTCGCATTTTGGACTTTGACAACCTACTTGATGTATTTGCTGCCAAGGTCCGCCAACTCTGCCCTGACAAGATCGAGAACGTCGAATACCGCTCGGTCCGGGATCGCTACAAAGGCACCGCCATGGGTACAGCTATTGACGGCAAGCCCAAGGCTTGGATTGATTCGCTCAAGATGCTAAACCACTGGACCTACACCGACGAGGAGACTGGTGAGGTTATTGACTACGGTGTGCCAGCGACCTGGGGTGATGATACAGTGCTTGTGATTGACAGCCTCAGTCGCTGGTGCGATGCAGCCTATGACTTTCACGAAGTTATGACCCCCAAGGGCAAGTCCGGTGAAGCCGACGGTCGCGCAGTCTACGGCAATGCCCAGGATGATGTTGAGAAGCAGATCGCTAGCTTAACCAGTCCGTCATTCAAAACCAACGTCATTGTCATTGCCCACGGCAACTACATGACGCTGCAAGACGGCAAGACCAAAATCTTCCCTCAAGGCGTTGGTCAGAAGCTCAGCCCCAAGATTCCCCAGTACTTCCCCAACGTAGTCTACTACACCAAATCCGGTGAGAAGCGCGTGATCCAACTTAACTCCAACTCTATGATCGACTTGGCCAACACCAAGCCCGACATCATGCCGAAGGAATTCCCCACCGACACCGGCCTTGCCGAATTCTTCGCTATCCTACGTGGCGCAGGAGCGAAGTCTGAGCCTGACGTGGCGCCACAACCGAAGCCTAAAGCCTTAACATTGAGGCGAGCATGATTAGCTATGCAATGGACATCAAGAACCTAAGCATTGCCATTGAGGCATTGTCAAGGGTTCAGATGTCGTACAGCCTGAGTAGTGATATCGAAGAACTTCTCAAATCCGCAATCAAAAAGCAACGGGAGCTAGATCAAGAACCAGCAACACCCTCATCTACACCCACCAAACCAACAAACCCCGATGACGACATCCCCTTCTAACCCCACAGGACCCAACATGAACAACGCCCCGAACTTTACCTCGATCCTCGACGAACAGCCCACCGAAGTTAACCGCCCGAAGCCCTTGCCCGAGGGTACCTACCTCTGCATCGTCGGTCAGCCTGAGGAAGGAGTGTCATCCCAAAAGAAAACCCCGTTCGTCAAGTTCCCCTTGCGGCCTGTCTCGGCCTTGGAGGATGTCGATGCCGCGGCCTTGGAGGAAGTCGGCGGCCTGGAGTCCAAGAACATGTCCACGACCTACTACCTTACCCCTGACAGCATCTTCCGCCTTGACGAATTCCACGAGCATTGCGGACTGGACCTGACCGATGCAGCCAGCCGACGTGCCCGCAACGCCGAGGTGGTCAACTCGCAGGTCCTCGCCGTAGTGAAACACCGTGAGACACCTGATCATCAGCAAACATTCGCCGAAGTCAATCGCACAGCCCCGGCGGAATGAGGAGATATCATGGAACCGTTTCAGCAACGTGTTATTGAAGAACAAACCGATCTTGGCCATAAGATAGATCGGCTTAGAGGCTTCTTTAATAATCCTGTATTCACAAAATTGCCGCAGGATGAACAGGAAAGAATGAAGCTGCAACTTCAGTATATGCTAGACTATCACGACGTGCTAGTACAGCGTATTGCAGCCTTCACTTAATTAACATAGTGTGGGTGTAGAACTCCTGCACCCACACTTTTTGGGAGACGATTTATGAATGAAGCACAAGACGGCATTGACAAGAGCATGAAGCGTTTAGTTTCGGCCCTTACAAGCTCTACTGATACCTTCACAACGCCAGACTCAGTGCAGTTCTCGGTCACTCGTGTTGAACAAAACTCGTACCGTGTTATCGTGCAGAATGAGCATGAGGTTATTCGGGCGCAGACCATTGATGTTAAAGATATCATTGACAAGCTTGGCTTCGAGCTTGAACAGCTTGCAACTATTCGATGACCCGCATCGTTCTCCTCGCCGAAGCCCGCGGTGAAGCCGAAGCCCGGCACAGCAGCACCCTCATCGGCGCCTCGGGCATCGAACTCCTGCGCATGATGTCCGAAGCCGAGATGATAACCCTAAGCCCAGTTGACCGCGACCTGATCCACAAATACTACCTCTCCAACGACAATCGCCACATCATGTCGCTGTGGGACAACCATCCAGAGGTGTACCGCACCAACGTCTTCAACCACCATCCACCCGGCAACTGGCTGGGCTGGTTCCTTGGCCCTAAGTCCGAGGCATTGCCAGGGTATCCGCCGTTGAAGATACCCACCGGGCAAGGCAAGCCGAAGCCCAGTGGGCCGTATGTGAGGAAGGAGTTTCAAGGTGAACTGGATCGACTCGCTGATGAACTTTGTGACAAGAACCCCAACGTTGTGGTTTGCCTTGGTAATTGTGCTCTCTGGGCTCTTAGTGGTCTTAGTGGCATTGGTGCTATACGCGGCACCACACTTCTGTCCACCCACACAGTCGCCGACTTCAAGCTCCTCCCCACCTACCACCCTGCCGCCGTCTTGCGTAACTGGGACCTGCACCCCGTAGTCATCGCCGACCTGATGAAAGCCACCCGCGAATCCGCCTACCCCGAAATCCGGAGACCCGAACGTGAAATCTGGATTGAGCCAACGATTGAAGACATCCAAAGGTTCTACAACCAACACATCAAAGGATGTAAGCTCCTTTCGACTGATGTGGAGACAGCTGGAGATCGCATTACGTGCATTGGATTCGCACCTAATGATCGAGTTAGTCTGGTTATTCCGTTCGATGACGCCCGCTCAGCGGATAGAAATTACTGGGCAACTAGCGAGCTTGAGTATGCAGCTTGGGCGATTGTTAGATGCATACTCGAGGACCCTGAAATCCTCAAGCTATTCCAGAACGGAGCCTATGATATAGCGTTCATCTGGCGGTCGATGCGGATCAAGGTCCGGGGCGCCGCCGAGGACACCATGTTGCTAAACCACGCCCTGCAACCGGAGATGTTGAAGAACCTTGGCTTCCTAGGATCGATCTACAGCGACGAGCGATCTTGGAAAGGCATGGCGAAACACGGAAAGACTATTAAGAGGGACAATTGAAAATCATTCGCACCCACGAAACCGACCTAGACTCGCTGCCCGAATGGGATATCTACCAGATATATAATGGCCTCGACACCCTCGTTACCCAAGATGTCTACAACTCCATTAGCCCACAGCTAGATGAATACACCTCCGCCACCTACGCCTTCTCCAAAGCCCTCCAAGGCCCTACCCTGGAGATGGGTATCCGCGGTGTCCTTGTTGACCAAGCGCGTCGCATGGAAGTCATCGACGAACTATTTGAAGCCGGTGAAATTCTCCAGCACAACCTCGAACGCATAGTCCTCGAAGGCTGCGGACTCACTAGCTTCAACTGGCGCAGCACCCACGACTTGCAGAACTTGTTTTATAATGTGCTGGGCCTCAAACCCATCACCCGCCAAGGCCGACCCACCACCGACATCAAAGCCCGCGAGAAGCTGGGCACCAATCCAATTGCCACGCAGATTGTTAAACACATTAACGCCCTCAGCGAATTGGGAGATAAAATCAGTGTCCTTAGAACAGCAAACGATCCGGATGGTAGAATTAGAACGCGCTATAACATTACTGGTACAAACACTGGTCGTTTCTCATCATCACTTAGTGAATTCGGAACGGGAGGCAATCTCCAAAACATTGAAGAATCTCTCAGAAGCATATTTATCGCCGATCCGGGATGGAAGTTCGGCAAAGCCGACGCCAAGTCCGGAGAGTCCTACTGCGTCGGAGCCGTCGAGTGGAACAGATTTGGCGACGGAACTTACCTTGATGCAGTCGAGTCTGGAGACGTACACACAGCAGTCGCGAGGATTGTATGGCCTATTCTTGGATGGTCAGGAGACCTCAAGGCAGATAAGGAACTCGCTGAACGACCTTTCTATCGTAACCACTCATATCGCTTCATGTGTAAAAAGCTTGGCCACGGCAGCAACTACAACGGCCAGCCCGCCAACCTCGCCGAGCAAGCCAACCTCGACGTCGCCATCGTCAGCGAATTCCAACGCAAGTACTTCCTTGCATTCCCCGCGCATCGCAAATGGCAGGCTGATGTTGACCATCGACTCCGAACAGTGGGCCACCTTGTCTCACTCACTGGCCGCAAACGCTGGTTTTTTGGACGTCGTAATGATCCTGCCACACTCCGGGAAGCGATTGCCTATGACCCTCAATGCTCCCTCGCTGACATCGTTAATAGAGCTATGCTGAGCATTTGGCGACAGCGACTCGCTATCATCGCCATGCACGACCACGACGCCCTGACCTTTATGTACCGGGAGGAACTTGAAGATGCCCTTATCCCCCAGCTTCTATCTGCACTGGTGGTGCCCATCCCTCTGGCCCAGGGTCGTACTCTCCGAATCCCGTACGACGTGGAGGTGGGATGGAACAAGGGACACTACGATCCCAATACCAACCCAGATGGGCTACGTGCCTACAAGGGCCATGACGATCGCAAACGACAACCGGTGAGAGGGTTGTTGGATAGCATTGTGCAGAAACGAATTGCTGGAGGAAGGTGATGCCACGATACGTTAGAGATAAGTGGTGCCCAGATAAAGCCAAGATATTTAATGTCGGCACATACGTGGTAGCAACTAAGTATGCTGACGGCGACCCAGGCGACGAGTTCTGTGTTGGGTTCTATAATGGGTTCTACAATCACTGTGGTCAGACTAGGCATCTAATTGTTGACGACAAGGGGCTAAACTTTAGGGCAAATGGATTTAGACTGGCTCGTAGAGTTGGTCCAAAGCGGGGGTCATGGATGGTGAAGCATCTTAGTCTGATCGAATCCATGAAGGATAGATTCAGTGTGTGGCATTGGTACAATGCTACGTGGAAAGAACTTCAAAGCTATAAGGACTAGCCCTTGTCCACCAACGGCTCCGGGGGCAAACGCCGCCTCGAAGATTTCATTCAGACCTTTATCGACTACACAGCAAATCTAGGAGTCCCGACGATCTTTCGCAAGTGGACCGCGATCAGTCTCATTGCCGCTGTATTGGAACAAAAGGTCTGGGTGAAGACTTCGCGGGCCCTGCACCCCAACATGTATGTGTTCTTGGTTGCCCATCCCGGCGTCGGTAAGACCCGCATCATCTCCGAAGGTCGGATGCTTGCTAGCAAACTCGAGGAGCTACATCTCAGCCCAGTCTCGATGACCTTCGCATCCCTAGTCGACGCCCTTAGCAATGCCAAACGCAGCATCGTTCGCCAGCCCGAGGGCACCCTCTGCTACAACGCCATGTACATCACTGCCGACGAACTCGGCGCCTTCATGCACAAATACGAACCGGAGATGATTGATGGCCTCAGCCACTTCTACGACCCAACGCCCTACCGCCAGACCCGGCGCACCAACGATACCGACATTAAAATCAACTCTCCTCAGCTCAACATCTTGGCGGGGTCCACTCCACAGAATCTTACAGGCTTTATGCCTGATAAGGCCTGGGGACAAGGATTCACCTCACGTATTATTATGGTCTTTTCGGATGAGCGGCTCATCGTTGACGACTTCGCAGATTTTGGTCCTTCTCGAACCGACGACCTGGTCAATGACCTTAAAGTCATCAACACCCTCTACGGGCAATTTAACGTGGCGCAGAGCTACAAGGACGCAGTGAATCAGTGGAGGGCATTGGGGGAACCGCCGACACCGAATCATCCGAAGCTAGTCCATTACATCACTCGGCGCAGGGTGCATATCTATAAGCTGTCAATGATCGCCAGCATCAACCGGGACAACTCCCTATTCCTAGAGGAGCGTGACTTCCTCCAGGCCATCGACTGGCTAACCGAAGCCGAGGTAC